TTAGAACTCAACAAATATCAATGTTTCCATGGAATCTGATTCTTTCACCCACATGTGATTATGTCCGAAACCGTATTTAAAATAGAGCTTTAAATATGGATATATTACGCATAACGAGTTCATGCAGCCTCTTAATTCATCTTCTGTAATACAGGAAGTTATTTCGTTAAGAATCTTAACGAAAAGATTCATACTTTCAGGCTCACAGTTCATTAGTGGTTTTTCTATTATCGCTTTCATAATCTTCTATTGTCTTTTAATTATTCATTGTTTTATTATCACAATGCAAATATACTACATTGTGATGTAATAGCAAAACAAATCACAATATATTTTCTTGCATTGTGTAATATTTAACATTTAGATAAAAAAAGAACAGCCGCCAGCAAAAAGCACAGCAGCCGTTCAATCCACGTCCTACTCTCTATCCCATTCTCCCGAGAAGACAATAGCAAAGATATCAATTCTAAAACGAAATACAAAAAGAAAACTATATTAATTAGTTATAGAGAGCCAATTTTGAAACAAAAACCAATCTTCTTAAAAAATTGCCATTAATGCAATATTTTTTACTTGCAGGACAAATGAAGAGAATTAATAATATGGCAAATCAAACGGTTTTGTATTTTTATTGACAGGAAACGAATGTTATGGATTGGGATCGGAAAAACAAGTATAAAACAGATAGCTCCTATAGATTTCTACTGCCTGAGGTATTTTTCCAGGGATTTTTGAGATTTTATTTGATTTTGTTTTACATTTCTACGATTATAATACTTCTGGTTAGCCCTTGTCAGATCCTTGATGATCGTTTCATCAAACACTTCCGAATATATCTCTGTAGTCTTGACCGATGTATGCCCCAAGAGTTTTTGGACGGTGGTTATCGGAACGCCTTGGTGAACCAAGAGAGTGGCACAAGTGTGTCTGCTTGTGTGGTAGGTGAACTTCTTGCCGATATGCGCCATTCTTCCCAGTTTCTGCAACGTTCGGTTGGTGTCGGAATTGCAGCCTAATGCAGCCAGTTGTTCGATGCTGTCGTACTTCCGCATTATGCCCAGTGCCTTTCCGTTAAATAATAGATATAGCGGGATATTAAGTTTCACGCCTGTTTTGACACTGTTTAGGACCAACCATTCCTTTCCGTCAACTGTTACTAGATTTTTATAAGTCAATTGCTTGAAATCAGAAAATCTCAGCCCGCAATAGCAGCAGAAGAGAAATGCGTCCAGTATGTGCCGGCTGTTATTCTTCCTGTCGGGCAGTTTAAGATTTTCCAATTTTTCCAAGTCGGCAGGCATCAGGAAGTTATGTTCCTTCTTCTCCCGCTTGATCTTGAACTTACGGAAAGGATATGCCTCCTGTAATATATAACCTTCGTTTATTGCCTCGTTGACCAAGGTACGGAGCTGTCTCATGTGCTTGGCTATCGTATTGACCGCATTGCCCTTTTCTCTTAAGTATTGCTCAAAATCACGAAGGAATGTATAGGTAAGATCCTTGAAGTCCAATCCGGAACGGAAATCATGCAGGACCGCCAGTGTCGAGTGCAGGTTGTCCTTGGTGGACTGCTTCTTGTCCGAATTGTCAATGGCTGATTTGGCAAAAGTGGAGAAGCTGACATTCACCGTACTTTTCTTCTTGACAGCATCCTTCAGTAGTGAGAGTGTGGCAGGTATTCCGCGCTTCCAATACCCCAACTCTATGCCTTGCAGATACAGGATGTATTCATAGAGCATTGTGTTGAGTTCGTTAGATTGGGGGTGGTTAATGACTTGTGCCCCCTCACGGCTCCAGCATTCCGGTTTGAGGTAAACATTGGTCTTCAAGTAGATTTTCCTTTGGTTCAAATAGGCTTCAACCTGTACAAGAGCCGTGCCCTGCCTGTTAAGTGTGTTCTGGCGGTTATATACAAGACGGTATCTGATTTTATCCATTTTTCCGCAAAGATGCATCCTCTGTTCCAAGCTGCAAAATTTAGCCAATAAAAAATACACCCCCACTTTCGCAAGTAAAGATGTATAATATCTATAAAAAAATGGTCTGTGAAAAAAACATTTGTAAAAAAGATGCCATTATTCATCACGAACGATAGCATCTAGACATTTTTATCAGCAAACTCTTTTAGTGATTTAGAATAATGTTTAATTCAATATAGATGCTACAAAGTTATATATAAATTTTGTTTTGCCCAAATTATTATGTAGTTGACGTACGGTATCAAAAAGGCAGGATTCGCCAATCCTGCCCAATTCCATACACAAATCTTTTTATTAATTAAAATACCTCACGGCATTCAAAAATTAATAAATGAAAAAACATTATTAATTGTCATAGCAAAGCTATAACAAATATTTAAAAAAGAATCATTATATGAAAAAAAGAACAGAATAAACGATATATAGACCAACAAACATTTAAAATAATATTGTAATACAAAAGTCATTGATACAAATCCTTCTGGAAGAACTGATTGGTGTTGCTACGAGTGAAAAAGATGGATTGATGCCATCAATTCAAAGAATGACCACTTCATATCAAAAAGACCAGCAGAAGTATTGTAAAATTGCCGAATTTAGAAATCGTTTAACAGGAATATCAATGCTTATTTCAGTATTTAAGAACCATGAAAATTCATCTCCGTCTGTTGTTTTATTAACAGGATATAGCGATGATCTATCCGTTAATTCGATAAAAAGAGGAATCTATTTAACTAATGTTTATTATCAAAAAAAAGAGAACAAAACCATTGTTTATGTAAAATCATCAGCATACGTGTATATCAGTACATTGTGCATTGGCATGAATGGGTCGCTCAAACTAAGCCATGAAAACAATCTAGATTTACCATCCGACGCAATCGAAATTCCTATATCTTGACAAGAATTTAGCAATATTTGAGAGCTGGAAGGACTGTTAGAGATAAATAAGATTATCAATGGTTTTACTAGTGAATCATTTTCGTTACATAAAGGTGAATCAAAAAGAATAAAAGCAAATGGCATATTGGTGATATGTAGTCAATATTATAATTTATATCCATCAATAGCTGTAATATCTCCAGCAACTAAAAATATAGAATATATTGGAGGGTATAAAGAATATATTGATGGAACATTATTTACTTTCACTTTTGAAAATGACTATACTACTATTATGACTTCCAAAATTGAAGGAGTTGAAGGAAGCAGGGTTCCTTTTTTAATTGCTTATCAAAATTTATTGCCTTAAGAAGATTAGTAAAATCCTTCTGGAAGGACTGTTAGGAGTTAGCAGTAGTACTATATTTAAAGGAAAAGGGTATATCCAATTAAAAACTGAAGACGATATTGATAAAGTGTATGAGCCTGGAGTATATGCAATAAAAGGCACTTCATACAATGATCAAACGCTTCTTGTCTTCAGTCATAATCTGGGACAGTCAACAGTACAATTTAGAACTAATAACTATGGTGGTTTTTTAGTGTTTAGAATAAAATGGTGGAATGGTGGTTGGGGAACCTGGAAGACGGTTTCTTTGACATAAAATTTATCTGTTTGCACTTCTGGAAGAACTGATGCCGATTGCTAATTTAGGAAGTAAAGGGCTCTTGAGAAAAGGCGTTCTTTCTCCTATATTGGTTTGCAATAAAGACTCCGTTCAAGAAGTATGTGTCGTTCGCCTAGCGAGTTCATCTAACGCCTATATCGGTATGATATTGTATGTATATTGGGGTGGTTCTACAGGTCTGTTCTTTATTAATAGTAAGACTGGTAACTCCTATATCATAAGGAAAGTCAACGGTAGTATGATTTCTGAAATAGAGTTCAAACGAAAAAATGATCATCTCTTCGTTCGGAGCAAGACAAACACAGCTTCATTTCGTGTAAGTGCTTTGTTTTTGGATACTACTGGGGTTGACCTGTCTTTATCCATGAATATAGTTGATGAGAATCTGGATGATGCTGAAGATATAGAAATACTATAATTCTTTGGTAACATGAGGAGCGGACGGGTGTGGACCGGCACCCATCCGTTTTATCTCATTAAAATATGACTTATTTTTAATACTATGTTGTTTGTATTTGTTTCCAATCAGTCCAAGTTCCATTATTACATATTCGAATAAAAAATCTGCTCTGAAAATCTACAAAAGTTTGCTTGATGGTGACCTCATTAATAGCAATCGTTTCCAAGAATCCATAATTACTTGATGTATTGGGTTTATTATCCAATGATTGGGTTTTATCGACAAACATATATCCAGTATTATTAGCTTCATTAAAATCAGTAATTTCACCAAATCTCCTTTTGTACCACGTATCATTTATCCCTAACAGTCCTTCCAGAGCATAAATTTATGATCACAATGTTATAATTTGTTACATAGTTGCTACATCAGTCAAAGTTAAACCATTCAAAACGCTTGCAGGATGTGCTTCTACCGTAATTGAAGGAATATTTATATATTTGCTAGCTCCTATAATTGATACGCAATAATTTATGTTATTTAAAGTTTTGTTATGTATGTATAAATTGTAATCAGAATCCTCTTTAACAAACATGTTGCCGTTTCCAGACATAGAGCATTTATGCCCTCCTTTCTTTACCGGGTAATATACTGCTAAGTCGATTTTTTTAAAATATCCATTTTCGTATACTGTCACCGTTAGTAGAGTATAATAATATTGTTTTAATTTCGTAGGCTTAATGCAAATAACAGGCCCTTCGCCAACGTATGCTATACACATATTCATGGATGCTAATCCTTTTGTTTCATTTGTTGCAAGTGGAAGAAGTCCTTCCAGTACTGAGGCATTGGCTTTCAACGCCTCACTTAATTCCATCTTTTCCATAATATTTTTTATTTACCAGTTTCAGTTTCCAAATTGTTTTTCTTATAATCCTGCCATGAGTCGGCGAGCTGCCCCACCGAAGCGGAAGTGTAGAGGTCAAGTATATGAATCTCGTCATCGGCAAGCTCCACAAGCTCGTTCCGATAGATCTTCTCCGCAAGCACGTGCGCCGGAAGACCGGGCACGTTCCTGTAAATGCCGTCAGCAATATCCTTACGGATATCCGCTATCACCATATCCTGTCTGTCTATCCCCGTGAACAGGGGAAATTTTGTAAAATCAACTTTCATAATATTCTTAATTAAATACTGTTATCCGCAATAAAACATAACCCAATAATTGCCCATACATTTAACGAATCCGGACGCATAATCCAGATCAATGGAGGACATCTCTTTTCCTCCGGGGGCAGGCAGGATGCGCCCGCCTGTCAGTCTTACCCCGCCGCTCATACGTTTGAAGTATATGGTATGTCCCGGAACATCCGGAGGAAGTGTCACTTCTATATTACCCGTATTAATAAACATCACATTGTCATCATTGTTATTCAGGGAAGTGCTGACGGATATGTTCCTCCAGTTCCCCACTATGCCATGAAGAGACACATAACTGTCATTGTTCGGATGAAGGAAAATGTTACCCCCCTCCACGAACAGAGGAATGCTCAGGGTCTTGATGTGCATCCCGATCATGGCATTCGGACTCTGTATGTCAATTCCGGCATCATACGATATCCCTTCGATTGTGACAAATTTCGTGTTCCCTCCGATTTTTACACGTGCAAATGTCCTTTCGTTATAAAACTCTATCTGTCCGGCGGATAGGTTGAAACCGACATGGGAATCCGTCCCCTCATAAAGAGTTTTTGAGGACAACATACCGGAATCTATGGAAAACGGACCGATACGTCCGCTATCCGCCGTGATTTTTCCGCTGATATCCACATTGACCGCCCTGATACCGTCCGCATCAATCATGGACGCCTTGATCTTCTCGGTCAGCAACAGCTTGGTGGCGATAAAAGTCCAGCTCTGTGCTACCTCCCAGTATTTTATTTTTCCCGAAGCCACATTCTGTTTGGGGGTTTCCGTCGATACCGACGTATGCGAACGGATGCACAGGTACAGCAGGTTGTCATAAAGTACAATGTCGTAAAACTGCTGCCCTTGCTTGCCCTCCAGGTAAGACACAGACGCCTCCCATACACGCATACGCATGCGCGCCCCCTTATCTCCCTTGTCACCTTTTGGAGCAAAACTGACCTGTCCGGTTCTAGTCACCAACGGCATATCACCTCCTTATTCCTTGGTTGTGATGGTCCATGCCACGTTGCCTCCTGCCTGCTGGCACATGTCCCAAGTACACGTGCCGGAAGTGGCTGCTGTACCGGAAGTAGACGGGTTAAGGACTACTCCTGCACTGTCCATGAACACGAAATAGAAAGTCATGTCCTTGTACTTGGTGGTACTTCCACGCTTGACCAGAATGGGCTTATAGACCACCGTGTCACCACTTTCCCGGATGGTCTCGTCCTCGGGCGTGGGATTCAGGATCAAATCAAACGGATCGGACGCATCCATTACGGACTGCGTGTCCTGACCGATGAGCTTGCCGCCCTGGTACACCTCCGCCTTGAACACACCTGTCGTGTCAACCATATCGTTGGTGACGGTCAATGTCTGTGTGGTCTTTCCGCTCAGCACGCTCCACGCACCGTTGACCTGGTTGTACCACTTGTACGCCAGTCCGGTAGTGATCTCGTCACTGCCCATGCGCGCTACGGCTTTCAGAATGCAGCTCTGCCCTTTGTCCCGAAGGGTAAAATACTTGTTGTCACCGGCAATGATCGTCACATGCTTTTGGTTTCCGACCCCCTTGGTAATGGGGATGCTATAGACGAACTGGACGGTGTCGCTGGTATTCCCAACGGTCACGGTGGCTTCACCCTTGATGGTACAAGAGGCCGCTCCGCTCGCCTTGACCAGATTCTTGACGATCTGCAATCCGTAGTAATCCGTCGTACCGGGCTGGTAAGGGATAAACTTGAAATGTCCCGTCTCACCGCCAAACGTGTTGGTGGAGACATTGCCCGAGAACTTGATCTCGACATCATTGAAATACCATTTCATGGAGGAAGGAACCACCAGCCCTTCCGCCACCCGCGAAGAGGTGAGAATGAAGGACAAGACGGGCTTGAGCGAAGCGAAATCCGGTGCGATGTTCGTCGGCGCGGACGCTTCGCCCATATACTCCTGATACAGATCTCCCTGGTTACACTGGATGGCAGGCATGTATACGCCGCCCTTTTGCGAAAATATGACCTGTCCGGTCGCGCTGGCCAAACTCATGACGCTCCTCCTTCCCCGGTCGTTTCCGTACTATCCGTGCCTTCGGAGCTTTCGGTGTTGTCCTCCCCCCAAGAGGCAGGTGTGAATACTTCGACGGGATGGTCCGTACCGTCTATCTCTTCTTTCGCCGCCTGCGGGGTCAGGCAGACGCCGCCCGCTTCCTTGGCCCTGTCAAATACCGTGTCGCCGGGGAAACGTGCCACGTCCGCCTGCCACAATAATACATTGCCATCCGCTGTCCTGTTGCGGATATCGGTCAGATGCAACCGGTCGGCAACCTCCTTCGTTACTTTAATGTAAAATGCCATAATTCTATTGTTTTTAATGTTATCCAAATTTTCTTACTACTACCGCCTTGCCCCCCTGTGTGAGCACCTTGCCGCCTTGTGTCAGCGCCACGTAAGGGCCTCTGTCCTCCACCTCCAGCTTTAACATCATGCCGTTGCTGAAAGGTATCCTGGGAGAGTATCCGTCGGCAACCTTGGCATATCCGGCATCTCCGCTCTTCTTGACGTACCAGTGGCAGTTAAACATGGCGGATGGATTCGGGATAACCCCCATGGTATCCCGAATGACGGGTCTGGGAAAGATGGCGTAAGTCCCATCCGGAACACCCGTAGGTACGCCCTCCCAGTCGGCTTCAATCTTCGGAATCCTGCGGCGTATCACCGTAGAGACTGCCGGGTCCGATGTGCCCGGGGTTGATGCCGGAGTCCCGGAAGCCGCATAGGTGGCCTTGCAGACAATCGTGATGTCATCACCTATATAATTGCGGTCAATCTTATATACATTCTTGTTCAGTGATACAAACTCCCAGTCGTTGTCACCCGCTCCTGTGGTTATCGCCTCCAGCGCTCCCGTAGACAACAGACGGTACCAGAAGAACTTGCATTTGCCCGTAGCCGTCACGTCCGTGTCGCCTACCATCAGTTTAGCCGTGATGGTCTGTGCGGTGATGTCACGCACCGGGTTCCAGTCCAGCGTGGACGGGCTGTCTATCGTCAATACGGGGATCGCATCCGTACCGTCAACCGCGCGGACAAGACGGCTCATCTGAAAAGTAAACAGCTGTCCGGTACGTGTGTCGGCATATTCCGCGTAAAACTCCAGCGTGACGGGTTTTAGGACGGTGACATTTTTTTTCATTGTGATCTGTCCCTTGCTGTCACCGGACTCCGTAATGCTGTAGCCTGTGTTTGTCGATGTGATAAGTGTGCGTGTGGTTCCGATGCGCTCGTACCACTTCATGTTGGTCAGCCTGGAGTTGACCGCCCCGATTTTAGTCACCGCTTCCGGATCGGTGGCGTCGCACCGCGGAAACAGGACCAGCGGTGTCAGCGTATAGTCCGGAGTGTATTCAGCTTTGTCAGCCTGGTAGACCTGCATGTCCGGCACGCTGCCCACCACCTCGATGTTACAACTGGTTTGTAACAGCCGGTAGTTGATTTCTATTTTTCGTTGCTTTGTTGCCATTGTATAAAACCATTTTAAAATGTTACAAAATTCTCCGCCACTTCAAACTGCTGCCCGTCACGCAATAACGCCTGTGCTTTAAACGTACACACCCGCATGTTGGTATAATTCGGTCCGAGATCATCTATCGTCAGAGGAAGATTTTTCCCGGCGCCGGCACGCTTCACCGCCCATGCGTTATCTTCTGATACATTCCCGGTATCACGCGTCCAGCTCACATCAGCGTCAAGTATATGATCTGTCACGTCACGGTTGTACAGCTTGCCGGTAATATATAACGTTGTGGAAAAAGTCTCGATATCAAAATACCACCCCTTTGTGCTGCCGATCTCTATCGTAAATTCCGGGTTCCCTTCCAGCATCGCCCATCCGGCCGCCGCATATTGCGGTTCGTCGGCTGTTCCCGTCATCAGGCACTTCCATTTGCAGCCGTAGTGCCAAACCGTGTCCGCCCGCTCCTGCGTATTGGTGTAAGGATTGTCAGAGGACGCGACTTCGGCCGACCAAAAGCCACGGTCCACCAGTTCCTGTACGGGCAGTCCCTGCCAGTCCACCCGGTAAAGTTCACCGAAGATGCCGGCACGGGCGAATATGTACGAGTGCTTATAGTTGACGGGGAGATTGTCAAACAAATCCAAATTGGGCAAACGCCCCAATATCATGTAATAGTTGTTCTGTTCCAAGACAGGCTTCGTTACTCCTTCCAGCCAGACAAGACATTTATCCGTGGTGGCGGACAAATACCAGTAGCTTTGCCTGTCCTCATTGAAGGCGTTTCCTCTTCTGGTAATGATCGTCAACTCTGTGGGAGGATAGTTTTTACCGCCCGGCACCTCACTGTCCGGGTATGACAACACCGAGATGGAGTTGGCCGGGACATTCTTGGACAGCACGCGCATCCACGAGGCGTAATACTCCCCCGTTGAAAAGAGGTTGTTTACAATCCCGTACACTATATCACCCTCCTGGAATGCGGTGAAGTCATTCTCCCAGCGCTTGCGCAATTTCAGGGTATAAGTTCCGTCGCTCTCTAAAGCCACGGACTCAATGACTCCGTTCTCGGAATATGAGGTGTCGCCTTCTTGTGCGTTCAGACGGTTATAGATGATTTCCTTGAACACTGCGGAGCCGCGTACCTCAAGACGCTCGAACTGACCGCGCCCGTCAGGATAGATACCGGCACCTTTACCGGCAATCATGGAGTCGATGAACTTGCCGAACTTCAATAAGAAATTTGTTCCGTCCGCTTGATCCTTACGAAGGAACATTGCTAATGAGCGTAAAGCAGAGAACACATTACTATTGCTAGGAGCAGTCGAATCATTTGTACGGATTATATAAACCCCTTTTCTACCTCCACTAGTGTACGTCTGACCTTTATAAGTAAGATTGTCAACTTTATTTTCAAGCTCCCCAATTCGGGAATATGCTGTGCTTTCACCGATTGTATATACAGGAGCATCGTAAGGTAAATCAAGCTTTATTTCAAGACCTATAACTCTAGATATCCGACTAGTCTCAAAAAAAGATTTATTGACAAGCTCTATTCTTTGGCCAATGTCAAATGTCCGGCTGATCATGTTTTCTTTTACCCATGATGATGCAAGGGTAGTATTGTATGTACCATCATCGACCATCATCTTTTTTACACAATCCACCGTTTTGTCTCTTAATTCTTGCTCGGCATTTGATACGAGGCCAAGGTCTGTTATCTTCGTACTATCCCAGCCGTAAAGAATGAATTTATCTCCTGTAGTAGGTTTTAATGTTTCATCGGGCAATGTCCTTCCATAATTATCATTGGCAACAATTTCATAGACATCACTTTCAAGTGTTACGCTTCCTAAACTTGTGCCAGCCTTATGAAATGTTACACCAAAATCCATACCATTAAGTAAACCAGACTGGAATACCAACCTAAGTTCTTCTCCATCAATAATATAACTTTCATCAAAGACAAGCCCACTAGTATCGGTTACATAATAAAATGTCTGGGTTACTGTTTCTTGTGTTTCTTCATCTTCTATCGTAGACGTATAACTGCCAACCGTACCAACAACACATTCAGTACGTGGATAGACTTCATCAAGGAATATAATATCTTCAATAGCTTCCTCCTGCGGCATTTCCGTACCTATATCATAACCTTCTTCACCAATATATACCCTTTTACCATCCTTATACCGATAAGCATCAATATACGGTGTTCCTTCTGGTAACATCAACCGCTTTTGAACAATACCATTTACCACTACTGTTTCATCAACAGTCCGATAGTTGGAAGGAATGTTTCTTGTTGATCCAAAAGCATACACACGTGTAGCATAGGTTCCCTGGCTTTCACTGCGCGGCATTTCTTGGGCTTCCACACCCAGCTCTATCCTAACAGCATCTCCATTCTCACAACGTCCAAATCGGATAATATTATCTTCTACCCACCACTCACAATTCCACGTTTCTGCCATGTTAGTAAGAGCATCCAGCAGATTGGTATTCTCATAAGACATCAACTTAGCTGAATCCTCTACTGACGAATCTATAGAAAAATCGAAATCATTACCCCTGTATTTGTAACCAAGAGCTTGTAAGTTTCGGAGGAACACACCTAATTGCATATCCAATGAGGCAGTAAGGTTCCAAGACGCTTCCTGGCCTGCCACCTCCGGCATGTACTTGAATTTCTTATTTTTCCATTTCCAATAGTAAGCATCAAGACGCAACTCGTAATTATAGCCGCCCGTAGACTGGTCATAAGTAGGTGTCGGCAAATCTACAACTTCATATATCTTTGCGAATTTACCACCTAGGGATTCATCTAATATCCCCGACAAGTCCACATAATCACCCATCTTAAAATTAATAGGAGTTAGGACGTTAAAAGGAAGAGTAATGTAATCCTCCTTACCCAATGAATAACGACCTATCGAACCAACGTTGAAGTCTGTGGAGAAACGAATATCTCCTGATATGTTTTTAATGTCTATTAGTCCCATACGAGTATTGTATAGCTTCATACAATGTTATGTAGCAAATATACAAATAAATCACATGATAGCAATTATATTCAAAGAAAAAATCATGTTGTCCTATCCGCAGGATTAGGTTCCACTAATTTCAAGGAAAAACTAGCGATTCCCCTCATAAACTGTGTAAATTGGTTACATGACAAATAAATAGTCTTATACACAACATTTGGCTGATATTTGCTTCTGATATGTAATACCCCAGTGGCGAGTTCTTCACAAAAAGAATTATATCTAACAAAAAACTGATCTTCGCTTTTAGCCGTAAGATTAAATGTAAGTGTAATATTCCTTTCGTCAATCTTGGAATCTGAAGTTATAACTCGCTTGCCGTTTTCCAGACGTGACTTGTTTTCTATAAACTCTTTCATCGGCGGTGGTGTCATTAACGCCGATAAAGAAGAGGTATCCATACTTATTCCCCATGTGGTATAAGCATCCTTATCATTTATATAAAATTCTCCTTCCATGTTACATATTTTTAGTATTATCTACTATCTTATCTAATTTCGATCCTAATTCAAGGATAGGCTTTGTGTATTTTACGATATCTTCCAAATAACCGTTAGTAATCACATGCTGATTCAAGATGTTACCCAACGTAGCATTGCCCTCCGTTGAAATAGAAACCAAAGATCCTATGCCGACAACAACATTTATCATCTGGCTCTTTATTTCCTCATTTGAAACCTGCAAGGCAGTAAAACGTCCATTCAATTCCTCTCCGGTATCTTGAGACATGGTTTGGAAACCTTTGCTGCTTGCAGACTGGGAAGCTGCTTCCTGTGAAATCTTGTCATATCCGGTTGCGGCAGCAAGCTCATCACGCAGTTTCATGGCTTCATCCACATACTTCATATATTCATCTTGCAAGGCTTTCCTTTCCTCTTCGGTCAGCTCGTTATCCTCCATGCTGGCACCAAACTTTTCCCACCATTCCTCCAACTTTTCACTGTATAACTCACCAATCTTATTGGAAAGCATGGCACGCATAAAGTATTCTGATATATCTTCCGATGCTGCCTTCGCATCGTATTTCATATCCATAAGATTGTCTACAAAACTATCATACATAGAATCAAATGACATTCCAGTCAGACCCTCGTAAAGTTCATTCGTCAGTTCTTCCAACGTACCAGCTTGATCAATATAGTCATTCAACTTATCAGTCAGACGATCACCGTATCCACCTTTGCCGGTATTCTGAATGGTTTCCCACATATCTACTGTCTCACGGAGCATTTTCATTTCTTCTGGGGTAAGATTCCAGATATCACCATTCCAATCACGACCAATCTTTCCACTCAGACGGTCTATCTGTTCCTGAGAAAAACCGCCCCAATAATAATTCCAACTATGATGAGAACCAGAATAACGTGCTTGTTCCTGCGCTATACGCTTATAATTATCAATAGTTTCTTTTTGATACTTATAAGCATCCCGGTATGCGGCAACAGACTGCGTTCCCTTGCTTGCCTTCATTTCGTCAGTCAAGTCTTCAATGGCAGTTTGTAACGTTTCGTTACGGTCTGTCAATCTGTTGATAGCTTCCTCGACCTCTTTTTTATTACCGCCAATACCAAACAAAGAATTAAAACCACCGAAAGAAATCGCATTAAGGATATTACCTATTCCATTTTTCAATGAATTCCCAATTGTAACAAACAAGTCTCCAGACAAAACATCACTGATAATCCCACTGACCGCATTTAGAACAGCATCAAGCAGACCACCGACAAGATCACTCAATCCGTCTTTGAGTACGTCAATAATAGACAAAATCCATCCGACAATGGGAACTTCTTGAAGCGATTCCGATGTCTTACCTATGACGTCCTTGAATCCGTTCACGGTTTTGATAATTCCACTATATGCGTTATACAACCCTCCGGATGAAATCTGCTGCAAGCCTCCCAACAAATTTTCCATGCTTGCTTTCAGTCTGGTGGCGGTATCAGTCACATTACGCTGGGCCTGATTGGCGATATCCGTCTGTGTCTTTACATTGGCGGATGCAATGTCAGCATTCTGTCGTGCTATATCAAGGGCATTCGCTGTAACCTGCTTTTCTTCTTCTGTTCCACTCTTCTGTGCTTTGGCGTAATCATCCTGTGATTTCTTTAGTTTTTCCAAAGCGGCTGTTTCAATCTCTATGGCATTGATACGGTTTTGTTCGGCTGTATGATAGGCTTTTACATCCTCTCCAAGTTTCTTGAAGTTGACTCCACTTGTACCACCCAAAGACTTTTCCATCTGGCTGATGGCGTCAATCAATGATTTCTGGCTTGCCTGATCGGAGTTCTTGAACTTGTCAGTCCGTACATATTTTTTTGCTTCGTCCAAGGCAGGCTTTACCATGTCGGAAAACATGGAACCAAACTCACCGAACACAGTAACCCAATCTATATTGGCTTTTATGGCTTCCGTTTCCTTGTTCTGTATGGCAACATCACGTTGTTTCTCCAGCAACTTTACTTGTGCACTATTAGCACCGCTTTCTTCCTGCGCTTTCCTTATTTTTTCCGAATACTCTTGGGCGATAGCCAATTTCTGTTGCTGAAACGTGCCATATTCTTTCAAGTAATCGTTCAAAGCCTGTTGTTCGGCTTTAAGTTGCTCCTTGGTTACATTAGTAATATCTTTATCCCTCATGCTTTCGGCATTGGCATAAGCTTCCGAGATTTCCCGTACCTGCTTGTCGGTCAACTTGCCATTACCGGCTTTGCTCCATTCTTCCTCCTGTTTTCTTATCGCATCAAGCTGTTTTTGATAATCAAAGTCAATCTGTTCCAACTTCTTTTCCGTGCCTTCTTTCATCAGGTTGATTTCATCTTGCTGATTCTGACGGCGAAGTGAAAGAAGTTGCCCATCCAGCTTTTCTTGGTTTTCCTTTTGCTTTTTTGCTAGATTTTCCTGTCTGGTTAATTCGCTCCCAGTTACTCCGCCCAGATCCTTGTATGCCTTTTCGGATGCCTCCATCTTATCTTTGGCTTCTTTCACCTGTTTCGATGTAGCCGTCTGATCTTTGATTAATGACTCATACCCTTTTTTCGCTTTTTCCCATTCGGCTTTAGCATTTGCCAAATCTTCCTGATATGTAGTTTCTTTTGTTTCCTGTCTGTTCTCAACTTCCAATTGGACATTGATTTCCGACAAGACATCCTTTCTTGCGTTTGCCAATTCATTCTTCAGGTCTTCGATACGCTGTGCCTGAACCTTCATTTCGGAACGGTTGTTCTCCTTCTTAGCTAAATTATAAGCCCATTCCGCACTTTTTATCTGTTGTTCCAAGGACTCGACTATAGCCTGTTTTGACTGTGTTCTGGATTTTACAACTTCTTCATTATATGCCTTCCAAAAACCAATCAAATCCTGTATATGACCTTTCTCATCAACATATTTCCTAAAGAGTGCTGGGTATAGTTCCTCAATATCTTTTAAAGCTTTGAGTTTAGTAACATCGGCTTCCACCTCGCTATTAATGGTGCTAACAAGACCTTCCAAAGTACGTTTCCGATCTTCCTCGTCCGTGTTGAGTTTTTCTATTTTCTTGTTATATGAATCTAAAGCACGTTCTGCTGACGTTGTATTATCGGATAACGACCACATTGCAGCTCCAAGCCCTACAACAGCAGTTGCCAATAACACATACGGATTAGTAAACATAACAGCGTTCAAAGCTTTTTGTGCCGTTGTTTGCAAAACCAGCCATCCGTAGTGGGCACGTTCGGCAATAGTTAGAGCGGCAATACCTGAAGCTTGTAAAGCTTGCAAAGCCGTGACTGTCATCACAGCCACTTTATATACGCCATAAGTTGCTACAAGACCAACAAGAACTTTTCCCACTTTCTCATAATTCTCAACCAAATAAGAAACACCGGACAGAGCTTCGTTTATAATTCCTTCATTGGCTTTCCCTATCTCATTGAACATGGTGGAAACAGCATCCTCTATATTAGAAATTTGCCCAGTGATTGTCTTGGACTGTTCTTGCATAAGGTTGTAGAACATTCCTCCCTCATTTGTAAGGTTTTGGATGACTTTCTGGACTTCCGGGAATCCCACTTTCCCTGCTTCAACTAAACTTTTTACTTCTCCTTCTGCTACTCCGAATACTTTTGCCAATTCGCGAATCATAGGAATACCACGACCTGTAAACTGATTTAAATCTGCGGTATATAACCGTCCTTGCGTCATGGTAGTACCATACAAATACACAATATCACCAAGTGGCTGAGAAAGGCCGGCGGCTATGTTTCCAAGACGTATCAAGTCGTCATTTACGTTTTCAACATTTTCTCCATAAGCAAGAAGTTGTTTAGCTCCATTTGCTACGCCTTGAAGGTCAAAAGGAGTGGTAGCAGCCGTTTTTACCAATTGCTGCATGAGGGCATTAGCCTTATCCTCACTGCCAAGCATTGTCTTAAATGCAACTTCCAATTGTTGGAATTCTCCTCGGACTTGTGCAATATTTGAAATTAATTCTTTTGCAGTAAAACCAGCTCCGAATGCTGCGGCAGCTCTAGTCATACGGTTAAACAGTTCTTCAATACCTAAACCGCTTTGCTCTATTTGCTTGGACGTGTTTTTTACACCATTCTCTACTTCACGAAGTCTACGTAAGAAATTAGAATTATCACCTGTAATGTCAAAATGTATTCCAGCCATAGGTCTTTTCGATAGAAATAGTTCCGTGCAACATCACACGGCATTGCAAATATAACAATAAATGACATAGTTAGAGTCACAAAACACACAAAATATATTCAACGGTTTATTTTCCCATCTTTAATTTTGTTTATATTATTATATAAATATATATTTGTAAAATATTACAACGTAAAAAGCAGAGCAATGGATTTTAAGGATCAAGTTGTACGGCTATCTGATAATATAAAAAAACAAAAAGACAAGATAGCTACAGAAGAAGCTACAAAAAACGCATTTATAATGCCAATGATTGCAGCCTTAGGATACGATGTTTTTAACCCTTTTGAGGTCGTGCCTGAAATGGATTGTGACTTAATAAAGAAAAAAGGAGAAAAAATCGATTATGCCATAATGAAGGATGAAAATCCTATACTTCTTATAGAATGCAAACACTGCAAGCAAGACCTAAACCTGCATGACACCCAACTACAAAAATATTTTGTAGCGTCAAAAGCCCGTTTTGGCGTGCTTACCAATGGGATAGAATATAGATTTTACACCGACTTGGAGAAAATCAATATTATGGATGAGAAACCTTTTCTTATCGTGAACATGCTTGACTTATCAGATGCGGATATAGAGCAACTAAAGAAATTCCATAAGTCATATTACAATGAAGAGGATGTTCTAAGTACGGCAAACGAATTGAAATACACGACAGAAATAAAATCAATATTGAATAACGAATTTGCATCACCTACAGCAGAATTTGTTCGATTCTTCGCACGTCAAGCCTATACTTCAGGTCAAATCACATCGAAGGTGATAGATATGTTTACACCACTCGTAAAGAAATCCATCACATCTGTTATTAATGATATTATTTCAGATAGACTAAATACAGCTATAAAAAACAGCGAGCAAACATCTGACTCACTCCAAACGATAGACAATACATCCATAAATACTTCCACAGAAGATACAGAAAAGAAACTCCCGGACGGAGTTGTATACATGGATAAAGAATCCGGTGTCGTAACAACACAAGAGGAATTAGATGCCTACAACATCGTAAGAAGCATTTTAAGAAAAAGCGTGGATGTGTCACGCATAACCTATAAAGACTATAAAAGTTACTTCGTTGTAAATATCGATAACAGCCAATGGTTCTGGATATGCCGTGTTTCTATCGGAGCAAGAAAAAAGCAAATAGGAATACCGGTAGACCAATATAAGAGTTGTGAATGGATTCAGATTGACAACATGGATGATATATTTAAATATGCAGACAGACTTGAAGAAGCACTTAAAATGGCAATAAAAAGTTGTGAACATTAAAATTAACATTAGTATTTACATTATGAAGAAGAAAGTTTTATTTTTACTGACCGTATTTCTTTATTCAATAACAGCTTTTGCTCAAGAAAAAAAAGAAGTTATCATTAAAGCTGGTACAATTGTTCCTTTGGAATCCATAAGTAATGTCAGAGCCTCCAAAGCACATGAGGGGCAGAATATTGATTTTAAAGTTTCCAGAGATGTTATCATAGACAAGGTTGTAGCCATACCGGCCGGAACTATAGCCAAGGGGGTAGTGTATGAGGCGAAAAGATCTGCATGGTTTGGAACCAAGGGAAGATTAGGAATCAGGATGCGCTATTTAACTTTGCCATCTGGTGATAATGTGAACTTCTCATCATCTGAAGTATATATAACAGGAAAAAACAGGACTCCTTTATCTGTTGTAATATTCTGCTGCACCTGTATCCCTCTGCCTTGTGGTTCCAAGGCTGAGATGAAAATCGGTTATGAGTTTGATGCATCAGTAGCAAACAATACCGTAGTAATAGTAGAATAGTCATTTTCTGATTATCCTATTTCACCGATAAATCGCGAGAGTTTTTGTATAACCCTCGTGATTTTTTTGCCTTTTATTTATCGCACTGTTCTATTTGTCGTATTTAATCCCATTTCATGGCTTTGATTTTTGCCATATTTGCAGGGTCATCGGCATTGATGATATCACGGTCTTGAGGTATGTTAACTCGCTTACGTTCCTCGTCAGACAAATATATGGACGTTACGGAATCGGCAAGGAGCAATTGTAAATTGGCATAGCTAATACCCCAAACAACATATTCAAAAGTCCATCCGTACCGTTGACAAGCTGTATCTATCAATGTGCCATATATGCTTTTGCCGCCAAATGTAAGAGAATTATTATCCTTCTTGGCTCTCATGGCTTTTGCTTGCCATTCTTTTTCCTTATCTATTCCAAGGTGTTTTATATATGCTGATATGTCTCCTTCTGACAATACCATAACCAATAGTTGTGCCATACTGTCATTATCTATTTCTTTATAGAAGAAATTACATCTTTCTTGTACAAAATCATAATCAAACAATTCTTCTTTCTTATTGATGGTATGATAGGACAAAATACGGCACACGCTTTCTTTTTTTTCCTGACATATTCTCAACGCTTCCATATACGGATTAGCCTTGATAATTTCCAGATTTATGCCAAGACACTCCACAAGCCTTGATATTAGGTATGTTTTTCCAAGAGTAACCGGATATAGATAAAACTGACGTTGATTTACTTTAAAACCATGTGGACGTTCAATTATAGTATCCGCAATGTCCATGTCTATAAGTTTCCCATCTTCTAACATAACGGTTCTTGTTTTTTTAATTAATGCCGGATATCTTCACAGACAACCGGCATGAAAAGACATATGAATAACAAACCAAATTTTCAAAATCGAACGGAAACACAGATTCGAACTGTAACCTAATGCCTGGTAGACATACGTGCATCCATTACACCATTTCCGCAATACACGTGGGTATAAAGCCCCCACGGCAGGCTATCATCCTGAAAAACTATCCACCTACACTAGGATTAGGAGCAACTTCAAATTTATCTCCATCTCCAGATTCATCTTCTGGGTCACATTCAACCTTAGTCGGCTTACCAGAAGTAGGCGTTGTTATAATCTTACCCCATTGAATCTGTTTTTTGTCCGAACCCGGCTTCAAAGCATCAAAGGTATACGCCCAAATACCACCATCTGCCGCTGTAAATGAATCCTCAACAGAAACGGTAGTTTTTTCCATACAGAATCCCTGAACATCAGGATCTTCAGGCTGTAAAGCAACAGCATAATTATGTGCTACCACTCCATCACTATCACTTATAGGACGCTTACGCCCTTTTGCAGCACGAATATTGAAAGTAAGAGCATAGGTGTTTTTTCCATACTTTACATCCTCGTTCTCTCCTCCTTCAATCTTTGCTTCTTTCTTGTCACCTTTTGTCGTTGTCAACTGTGTGGAATCCTCTACCGGAGTAGGCAATTCTTCCCATGCAGGTGATACTGCATCAAGGTCTTTAATAAAAATACGGGGCTTACCCCATCCGATTACTGCCATAGTTCTATATTGCTTAATATAGTTAATACTTATTCGTTATTTATCTCAATATACAGCTTGTTGTTGATGAAATGTTCCGTGTGTCCATCCTCAAAAGAAACACCGGTAGACATGACTTTTTGACTACATTCTTTAGGAACTGTATGAAACTCTTCTTTACGTATATAAAAGAGAAACTTACACAAGTCACACAATTCCCCTATACGGAGTGTATGCTTTTCCCATGCTTTTGTTCTAGAATTCCATTGGTCCCTAACATAAACATTGACATTCACATAAGCTCGCTGGATCTGACCGCATCCCTCATTGGCAAGTACAGATATGACAATATCCTCCTTGTCCGATTTATCTGGTCTACCCCTATCACTCAATTTCCCGGTTACACTTCTTTCAAGGATTGATCCTTTAATCTTGTGATATACAAATTTTGATATTTCAATGTCCGATTTCATCATTTAGCAATCTGTATCTTTAATTTTTCAAGCATCTTGGGTACTTGGTCTATTGCCCATAGCTCCGTTGACGCAAGCACATCCTTGTTATCCATCGCTTCCACATATTCAGCATAATTCATTCCGGCAACAATAACAAGAGCATAGTCATTGGAATATCTTCTAGCCAGTTCTTCTGCTAAGTCTTTGCCGACTTTTACACCTTGTGAACCCTGCTTCACCTGATTAAAGTCTGAGTATTGGATAATACTGCCATTATGGGCTATTACATAGCCAACTGAGCTACGCAAATTACCAGACTGATCATACCAACTTTTATCACCACCTCTATCACGTACCCTGATAACACATTGTTCTCCAAGATACGACAAAGCGCGTATTGTTAGCCTTTCAACCCGTTGTGCCTCCCTCATAAGTGTATTATGAATTTCATCAAGTTTGGTAGCCATTCTTATACCCATATCCTAAACCCAAATTTTGCACTGAAGCTGGTAACGATGAAAACCTTTCACTTCAAATTCTCTTTCTATTCCTCCGAGCAGACTTATCTTGACTCTATCTCCTATTGTAAAAGCACGGCAGTTTGCTGGTATATTACAAACCTCATAAGAGTATTTACGTATTATGCCATCTTCAAATTCCCTTTCATCCGATTCACCGGCAGGAACAGCATCACAGGGAATTTCACCTTCCCAATGTTCTTCACCCGAATGGTAATCTCCGTTTTCATCCTCGTATCCTGAAGCAGATACAAGGTATTGCAAACGATGTGGATTTCTACTCAAAACAGCCATACTACAACAAACAGTCACCTACATACACCGTTGGTTTTGCCTCCAGTTCTACTAAAGGTTCACCAATAGTCTTGTAAATGGAGTTAACACGTAAAAGTATCCGTTCTTTATCTTTATCAGATAAAGCCCCGAAGGACTTGTCTGCTTCAGAGAAATTGATAGCCTGGACCAAAGACCAAAGACAATCAGCTAAAGCTCCCTGGTATTCGTTAGAATGATCTATATCATAACCAAACTCATCATCACCATTGAGATTACGTTTAATCATCACATTCTCTACAAAACCGATAGAAATCGGATAGTGTATTTCGTCTACGAGAGCTTGCTGTATTGTCTTCATGGCTTATTCTGATTTATGAGATTCAACTGCGGATTTCAATTTCGCTTCGTCAAAGTCATTCAGCCTGTTCACGGCGGCAATCAGCTTGTCATCTGCAATAGTTGAAGCTAGATTTTTGCCTGTTATTTTATTGAATTCCTTGACAAACTCCGGCTTCTTGTAAGTATTTCCCCAAATAGTGATTTTCACATCCGTACTGTCAGAAGTTTCAGCTGAGGTATCTACCGCCTGAGCTTCCGAAATATCAAGAGAGTAGATTTGATCCACGTTCTCAATAACAGAGAGCACAAGAGCCTGCCCACTCGTAGTTTCGGTAAACGGCTCCGTTGTTCTGTAACGGCTGATGAGTTTGTACTCATCAACGGTTGAATAAACAACACCCTCTACCGGATTTGTCTTTTCCGCAAGCGTTCCCCACACCAAAGCACCGACTTCTTCTGTGGTAAGGAAAATCAACTTGTTCTGGTTCCACGGCTTGTACGGTTTCCTTTTGCCGTTCTTCTCTGAGATGATTGAACGGTCAATTTTCAGGAAAGCAACCCCGTTGTTATCATCCGCAAATGCTTCGTCAAACAAAGATGCTGTCGGAACAGGGAGCTTTGTATTGCTGTCAAAAGTCTGGCCGCGATAATTGGCTACCAGTTCTTTTGCTCCTTGTGTTTGACGCAACTTGTTATAGGTTGACAACGCAATGGCAATAGTAACGATTGTGTCACCGTTATTGTCAGCATAAGCCAATACACGCTTGATGTCATCAAGCGTAAGCTCATTCTGCGTCTCAACACCAAAACAGTTTTCAGGCAGATAGCCGAATTTGATACGCAAAGCCGTACCGGTATTGTTTTCATCCTCCACGGCCACAATACCATCAGACAATCCGGTAAGGAAGTTCGCTTCATTCTGTTCATCAATACCGACAGAACAAGCAATCGGGTCGGAAGTCAGCTTATTCGCGATGTTCGTCCATTCCGCACCTTGCGCTTTCATTATGTTAACGGT